ATGCTGTACATATATTCGTTAAGCCAGATGGCTGCGATGTTTATGTGCAAGGTGACGTTTTGCCGATTGAGCCTGTTGAGCAATCTACTTGCGTGTCTACAGTGTCTCCGCGTCAGATTCGTCTAGCGTTGAGCGCTACTGGTTTGCGTTCTACTGTCGAAGCCGCTGTAGCTGCAAGCAATCAAGACCTTAAAGACTGGTGGGAGTATGCGTTAGAAATTGAACGCAAGCATCCGATGATTGAGGCGATGGGCGCACAGTTAGGGCAAACGCCTGCACAGATTGACTCGCTGTTTAATCTGGCCGCTACGTTGTGAAATACGCCGCTGTTGCCATGATTTGCGTGGCTGTCAGCGCTGTGACGTTTGGCTACACGATGTATTACGTTACGAACCAGTGCCGCGTTAAACACGAATTCAAACACGCATTTTATACGTATGAGTGCAGGACTAAATAGCGCAAGGAGTGAGGGGTGGTAGACGATATGCACGCGAGAGTCTCTGTACTCGAACGAGAATGTGAAGACTTTAAAAGCGTTGTAGTTGAGATACGCGATGCTGTGCAGGCGCTTGTTAGACTGGAAGAAAGGCACAATGCTACCGCCTCTGCAATCCGTCGATCATTTGATGCGCTCGAAAAGCACGAAAAGCGCATAGCTGATATTGAAGTATTTATGCCTGGATTAAAAGAGATTCGGGCGCTAGTGGTTGGCGGCGTGTGTTTGGTGCTGTCTGCCGTTGGTACAGCGATAATCGCGCTAGTGGTGATGAAATGAGCGGCTGGCTAAAATTACAAGCTGTAGATATACTAACCCCGGCCAATAAGAGCCACTAACTTAAATAGGTGCAACCATGACAAGAGCCACAGCAGAGTACGACCCGAAGGATTTTGAGAACGTAGGTGCCTCCGCAGGCGTTTACGGCAAATTTTATACTCGCCCCATCCCGAACGACGAGAAATCTGCGTTAGAGGGCCGCCCCATCTTTGAGGATGTAGTTTTTGTAGAGATCGTCGCAGCAGGCAACGGCACTAACATTGTACGCCGCCCAGCCCGTGATACTGATAAGCAGCGGTTCCGTCAGGCATACCAGCAGTTTTTAGATGGTGCTGACCAGGTAACTGGCACTCCGTTGACTGAGGTAGCGTGGATTACCGGCTCTCAGCGCGAGGAGATGGCGTACATTAAAATTCGTACACTTGAGCAGCTGGCAGAGTTGAATGACCAAGCCTGCGGGCGTATTCCAGGTATGTACGAGTTAAAGCGTAAGGCGGCGGCATGGATGGCACAGGCTAAAGAAGCTGCCCCATTTGATGCACTACACGCTGAGAACGCAGAGTTAAAAGAACGGCTGGCCGCGCTGGAGGCTGCTATGACAAGCAAGCCGAGTAAGCCACCCAAGGCAGATAAAGAGTAGTGGTTAGGGGGTTCTGCCCCACGGGGTTGGGCTGCACCCCCAGCCCTGATTTTAGGAGTGTAGTATGAGTACCTTTCCAACAGCTCAGGCCATTGTAAACAGCACTTTGCAGGAGCTGGGGTTAGGTACAGTTAATCTTGAGGCTGGCGCAGCAGACCAGACAGCTTACCAGCTGGTTGGGCTGCTTAACGCGCTGGGGCAGGAGCTGATGCGGGTGCAGGACTGGCAGCAGTTCATCTCAGAGTTTGAGATTATCGGGGATGGTACCTCTAATGCTTGGGGTGTCCCCGATGACTGGGGCCGTCAGGTAAACCAGACTCAGTGGGCTGCGTCCGACCAGCGACCTATGAATGGCCCAGCATCTCCCCAACAGTGGGCGTGGAATCAGTATGGGCTGGTTAGCGCGGGCATGTTGTACCAGTACCGTATGGCTAATGGGCAGTTCCAGACGTTCCCTATTCTCAGTGCCGGTGAAGTGGTAAAAATGTACTACATATCTAAGAACTGGGTGGGGATTCATGGGAACCCGTTTGACCTGACGGATCGTGTAGTGAACTCTGACGATGGCGTGGGGTTTCCTGAGCGCCTGATGATCGCGGGGTTAAAATTGAAGCTGTGGGCAGCTAAAGGTTTTGACACCACAGTCCTCCAGAAAGAGTTTGACTTCATGCTGGCGAATGAAAAAGCCACTACGGGCGGGGCTGCGGTAATTAGCTTGACAGGCCCATCTAATAGCTTCCTCCTCGGTTGGGGCAATATCCCTGACGGGAATTGGGCATAGTGACGATACAGCGCGGTACTGCGCAGGCCAGGGTTGCTGTCCTGTCAAGTATCGGTGCGCCCACGAAAGGCATAAACGACATCGACTCACTAGCGGCCACGCCTGATGGGTACTCAATTACCTCGCGTAATATGTTCCCCGGCAATGCTTCAATGCAGGTTCGCGCAGGCACCCGCAAGTGGGTGGAGGGGCTGACTGAGTATGTGGACAGACTGTTTACTTACAACGCAGTTGACGGCACACAGCAGTTTTTTGCAGCCACGAACGATGGTATTTACGACATTAGTGATGATACCTCCAGCACAGCGGCTCCGCTTGTACACGCCCTGACTGACGGCTCGGTGACTGTTACACAATACTCGCTGCCTAGTGGACAGTACTTGATTGCTGCAAACGGGCGGGATGCTCCCGCATATTATGACGGTACTACGTGGGTCGCGTATACCAATGTGTCTTTAACGGGCGTGGACATCACTAAACTGGATCGTCCGATAGTGTTTAAGGGTCGGCTGTGGTTTATTGAGATTGAGACCATGACAGCATGGTTTTTGGGGACTGACGCAATTACCGGCGCATTGACACGCTTCGACTTTAATGGGGTGATGCCTCGCGGCGGCTACCTGTACGAGCTTGCTACGTGGTCGTTTGACTCAGGCTCTGGGATGGATGATAACCTGCTGGTGCGCAGTAGTGCCGGTGATGTGTCTATCTACCAAGGTACTGACCCCATAGACCCACAAGCGTGGAGCTTGGTTAGCACGTACTTTGTAGCGCCCCCACTAGGTACGGTGTCCTACGCCGACTTAGGGGGTGACTGCATCCTGCTGACTTCTGCGGGGCTGGTACCCATCTCTAAAATTGTGAGTGGCGCAGCTTCTGAGGCGCTCTATGAGAACACGCTCTCCAGGAATATCAGCACCACATTGAACCGGCTTGCGCGTAGCTCTAACTACCAGCAGAACTGGGAGATTTTGTTATTCGCGGAGCTAAATGCGCTGGTGGTGTCTATCCCCACTGCGGGCAATGATGCTGCACGACAATTTATTATGAATATCCAGACGGGGGCGTGGGGTGAGTATCGTCTACAGGCTACGTGTTTCGGGATTTATAACGGGGTGCCGTATTTTGGTACATCGGATGGCAGGGTATTCCAGCATAGTGTTACCAACCCTGGCCGTGATGATGTGGACTTTGACGGCACTGGTGGTATACCTATTGTCAGCGACTTTCTGGCTGCTTTCAGCTATTATGGGGACTCGACTACGCTCAAGCATTTTAAACTGGTACGGCCTATTGTGCAGGCAGCTGCGGAGCCTGCTATCAGGGTGACGCTGGCGCTGGACTACCAGCTGCAGGATACTACGACATTCTACACCCCCCAGCCTCCACAGTCGGAGTACAAGTGGGATGCTGCGCTATGGGGTTCAGGTGAGTGGGGTAATACTGCGACTATTTACCGCCCGTGGACGAGTGTGGTAGGCTTAGGGTTCTGTGCTGCGCTGCGTGTGCAGCTGACTACAATTGTACCTACGAGCTTTATCGCATACGAGATTTCCTACGAGAACGGGGGTGCTATATGAATGAGTTGGCTGATATTTTTGATAGCACACGTTCTATTGTCACTCGCAGGGAGTTTCGGGAGTTCGCGGAGAGGCTAGGAACTGCGATGGAAGCCGATGTCGAGGATAACACGCTCTCTAAGAGTGTGTGTACTTACATACACAGCTTCCATAATGGCGTGTATACTCGGCACATGAAAATACCAAAGGGAATTTTTATAAATAAGCAGGACCATACCTCCATCATTTCTCGTGGGAAGATACTTTCCAGATGTGAGAATAATGGCGCGGTGGCTCTTGATGCGACTGAACACCCGCTGGTGTTTATATCCCCCAAGGGGACGAGGCGCATGGTGTGGGCGGTCGAGGATACTTACTGGACTACGGTACACGCTACGCAAGCCTCTACCGTAGAGGACGCAGAGAAAGAACTTTTCGAGACCTACTATGAGAACTTCCTACTAGAGTTCCCCGAATTAAAAATTAATGCTTTGGAGGATATTGCAGCATGACAGGTATGTGGACTGCAGGGGGTATGGTTGTTGCTGGCGTTGCGCAGGGCGCAATGGCAGGTAAGGGCGGTGGCGGTGGCGGTGGTGATGCAGCTGCAGCTGCGTATCAAGCACAGCTTGATCATGAGGCAGAGGCTCGCAGTTACCAGATGAACAACCCTAACCTGTACAGTAATACAGGGCAGCAGATTACTACGAGAATACCGGCAGTCAAAGCCAAGCCTGCGGTGACGTACCGCCCAGCTAAATACGACAAAAATGGTGTGTTAATTCGACCTGAGCGCCTAGCTGCGCCTGCAGTTAAGAAGCAGGAGGCTCGGTACGAAGTTAAGCAGACTATGACTCCCGAGATGGAGGCCGCACAAGATACCGCCATGAAGTCCATGCAGGACTGGGGTGCGAAAGCTGCGGCACAGGGGGATTTTGAGGGGCCTGAGCAGATACAG